AAGCAAAAGCCATCAGACAAACAGCTTTGTATTGTCATTTGTGTAATGAACCAGCAAGACCCAATGACCCTTTCACAGCTGATCACATTATTGCCGGAGACCCAAACAGCCCACTAGCAGCCGCCCATAGCTCATGCAACAGCCGTAGAGGAAACAAGCCACTTGCACAAGCCTAGAGCCACTGTGGCCCCCTAGTGGCCCTTATGGGGGGTGGGTTATGCCCTGCGTAGATACAGGGATGTATCACCCCGACCAAAGGCTTCTGTGGAGTTCCGCAAAACTAAAGCTTTTTTAGTATGATGATAAAAAGAGAGGGAGAGCAATGAGAAACGGAAAAAGCTATAAAACTCACGCCATGCAAACAATCAACTGGAGCAAGGCACTAACACCGGAGGGATTGCCAAAGTTTGAAATTGTAGAAAACAGACAGCCCAAAACAACAAAAAGAACTAGTCAGGGCAATGCTGCTAGGCGTAGGCAAAGAGCGAAAGCCGTCAGAGGCCAGCGATGAAAATTGAAACAATTAAAATTGCAGAATTAACCCTTGATCCTAATAATGCAAGAAAACATGATCAAAGAAACATTAGTGCTATTCAGGCAAGCCTGCGTGATTTTGGTCAACGAAAGCCAATTGTCATAACTCAGGCTGGTCTGGTTGTAGCAGGCAACGGAACAGTAGAAGCCGCTCGACTTCTGGAGTGGACAGAAATTGAAGCTGTAAAAATTCCAAGCGATTGGACACAGGAACAGATAACCGCTTTTGCAATAGCAGACAACAAAACCGCAGAGCTTGCTACTTGGGATAAAGCAGTCCTTAATGATCAACTTTTGGAACTTGACAAGGCTGGTTGGAACTTGACAGAAATGGGTTTTGAATGGAACGCTCCCGACCAGTTAGACAACATTGTAGAAGTTGATTTACCCAAGGACATTCCAAGAAGAACAAGGCAAGGTCAAGTGTGGCAATTGGGCAACCATAAACTTGCAGTTGGGGACTCAACAGCACAGTCAACCTATCAACAGCTATTGGGCGATGAACTTGTTGACTTGGTATTAACAGACCCCCCATACAATGTTGACTACCATGGTGGCACTGATGAAGAAATGACAATTAGCAACGACAACATGAGTAAGGATGACTTTGCTAATTTTCTAAGGGATTCTTATGATCGCATGATTGAAGTGGCAAAAGATGGCACGCCAATATATGTATTTCACGCCGATGGCTCCGGAAATGCTTTTAGAACCCAATTTATTAACTCAGGCTGGCTGCTAAAGCAAATACTTGTTTGGGTAAAAAGTTCTTTTGTCATGGGTAGGCAAGATTACCATTGGCAACATGAGCCTATTATTTACGGGTGGAAACCAGGTGCTGCTCACAAGTGGTACGGAGAAAGAAACAAATCTACAGTTATAGACAACCAAGCTGATATTAGTCAAATGAACAAAAATGATTTAATTGAAATAATTAGGGACAATTCAGAATTTTCAACTGTCATGCGTGAAAATAAGCCAAGAAAAAATGACATTCACCCAACAATGAAACCAATAAATCTAGTGGCAAAACTTATGAGCAATAGTAGTGTGCCAGGCGATTTAGTCCTAGACCCATTTGGCGGTGGCGGCAGCACCTTGATAGCTGCAGAGCAATTAAATAGACATGCCAGAATGATTGAACTAGACCCACAATATGCGGATGTAACATTAGCTCGGTGGGAATTACACACAAATCAAAAAGCCAAATTACTTACTGAGGTATAGTCATGGCTCAAATCGGCAGACCGCCTGTGCCGGTGGAACAAAAAAGACTTTTAGGTAATCCAGGTAAAAGACCTTTACCAGACAAAAAAAGCCTGCAACAACTAGAACCTATTACAAAAATACCAAACCCACCAAGACAGTTGTTTGAGGCTGGTCAAGAATTATGGGACAGAGTATGGGAAAATGGTTTGACTTGGATAAGTCCACATAGTGATATAGAGCTTTTGATTATGACCTGCGAGCAGATAGATGAAAGAATTAAGCTAAGAACCAGCGTGTGGAACAATAACCGATCTGATGAAAGAAAAGCTTTAAGAGCTTTAGATAAGGAAATTGTGAGCAACCTAAGCCTTCTTGGTTTTACCCCAACAGACCGAACCAGACTGGGTGTTGCTGAGGTAAAAAAAATGAGCAGACTTGAGGAAATAATTACAAAGCGAGCTAATCGTGAATAGCTGGCCACCACGCTGGCTTACCCCCGTATCTGATGAAGCTATTGCCAATGGTGACGGCCACTACGCCATAGAGTTTGCTGAGGCCTTTGGCACGATCGGTAAAGACGGCATAGCTGGTCGAGCAGGTGATGCATTAGTTCTAAGACCCTGGCAAAAGGAACTTGTCAAGCGTATCTTTGCCAGAGATGCCGATGGAGGACTATCCGCAAGGGTTGCTTTAGTTGGCACTCCACGCAAGTCTGGTAAATCTGCCCTAGCTTCAACGCTTGCACTTTACAGCTTGATTGCTGAGGGCATTGAGGGCGGTGAGGTAGTTGTGGCAGCAGCCGAAAAAGAGCAAGCAAGAATTATTTTTGGTGAAGCAAAACGCATGGTGGAATCCAGCGAGTTATCCGACATGTGCACACTTTACCGAGATGCTATTTATGTGCCAAGCACTAAGTCTGTGATGAAGGTGCTATCTGCTGAGGCTTACTCAAAAGAAGGTTTGAATGTTAGCCGAGCAATTGTTGACGAAATTCACGCCCACAAAAATCGAGAGCTGTTTGATGTGTTGTCTTTGTCTATGGGAAACCGGGGCAAGATTGCACAGCTTCTAGCGGTCACAACTGCTGGTCAAAAGACAGACATGACAGGTCAAGACTCTATCGCTTACAACCTCTACCAATTTGGTAAAAGGGTTAGCACAGGTGAGGTCAAAGACACTAGCTTTTTTATGGCCTGGTGGGAGGCAGAACCAGAAGCAGACCACAGACTAGAAACAACTTGGAGGGCGGCTAACCCTGGCTTTGATGATTTAGTTGCTAAGGATGACTTTGCATCAGCAATCCTAAGAACCCCAGAGCCAGAGTTTAGAACTAAGCGATTAAACCAATGGGTCAGCTCAATGAATGCTTGGCTACCCACTGGCAAATGGGAACAGCTTAAAGCAGACATTAAACTAGATCCTGACCAGCCAGTCATCATTGGTTTTGATGGGTCATTTTCTGGCGACTGCACAGCTCTAACTTATGCAACAATTCCACAAGGCGATGACCTACCTCATGTTGGTTTAATTAGGGCATGGGAAAAACAACCAGAGGACACCGATGACTGGCGTGTTAGCACACAAGAGGTTGAGGATGAGATTATCCAATTTTGCCAGAAATACAATGTAAAGGAAATAGCTTGTGACCCATTCCGCTGGCAACGATCTATGGAGGCACTAATGGACATGGGGCTACCAGTTGTCGAATACAACTCCAGCTCACCATCTCGAATGGTTCCGGCTTGTTCAAAACTATTTACAGCGGTTACCGAGGGCAACCTTACCCATGACGGAAACGCAACACTTGCAAGACACCTGACTAACGCTGTAATAAAGACAGACAGATTAGGCCCACGAATTGTAAAAGAGCATCGTGGCTCACCACGCAAGATAGATGCAGCCGTAGCAGCGGTAATGGCCTTTGATAGGGCAACTGTTGGTAGAGTGGAAACCGAGGAACTATCTCCGCAATTCTTTATTTAGGTTGGCAATGACAGCGACAATACTCCAAGCATTAGGCATCATTACAATTGCAATAGGCACTGGTGTTATTTATTTACCGGCAGGTGTAATCCTTCTGGGTGTCGGTCTCATCACATTTGGGATAGCTATTGAGCGGAGTAAGTAATGCTTAATAATCTTTTCGAAAAAAGAGCGGTTAGCTTTCAAACTGTTTGGGGTGCAGGTGAACCTTTTGGCTTACAGTCTGAGTCTGGTGTTAATGTCACAACCAAAAAGTCTTTTGAAATTGTTGCATTCTTTTCAGCAGTCAGTCTAATTTCTGACACCATTTCAACTTTGCCATGTGGGGCTTATCTAAGGATTGGTGCAACTCGCAGACCTTTGAACCCTAGACCAATGTGGTTAGACCAGCCCGATGTTGACCTAAGTACAAGAGCATCATTTTTTCAACAGGTCTTTTCGAGCTTGCTGGTGCATGGCAATTCTTACACCAGAGTGTTTAGGGATAACCAAGGGCAAGTTGTAAACCTAGTAAACCTAAACCCTGAAAAGGTGACAGTTGAGCGTTCAAAGATTGGCCGCAAGGTTTACAAGTTTGAGGGCGAAGGCAAGCTTTTAGCAGGCGATGAGGTTATACACATTGTTGATCTAATTATGCCAGGTGACTTAGAAGGCCTAAGCCGAGTAGAAACTCTAAAACAATCACTTGGTCTAAACATTGCACTTAGCGATTATGCTGCAAGATTCTTTGGCTCAGGTGCTTCAGCTTCCGGTGTTATTGAGTTCCCAGGCAACCTAACAGCTGAGCAAGCAAAACAACTTGCTGATGGCTACGATGCCAGACACAGAAACGGATCAAGAAGGGCACACCGAACTGGTGTTTTATCTGGCGGTGCTAAATTTGTTGCAACAGAGACAGACCCAGAAACATCACAAGCTTTAGAATCACGCAAGTTTGCAGTCGAGGAAATAGCAAGAGCATTCAATGTGCCACTTCACCTGCTAGGTGTTCCAGGCACAGCAAGCTACGCATCCGTTGAACAAAACAACTTACAATTCGTGTCAATGACACTTAGGCCACTAGCCGAAAAAGTAGAGGCGGCATTCTCACGACTACTGCCAGGCGATGCTTTTATCAAGTTCCAATTCGCAGATTTACTAAGGGCAGACCTAACATCAAGAGTGCAGTCTTACTCAGTTGGAACTCAGGCAGGTTTCTACTCAACCAACGACATCCGCAGACTAGAGGACTTAGAGCCAGTTGAGCAAGGCGATCAATACCGAGTGCCATTGGCTAACATTGCACTTGCAGACACCGAGGTTATTACTCTAGAAAAGCGTGTGAAGATGGTTCAACAACTTGTCATCTCTGGCTTTACTCCAAGCGAAGCCCTAGCCGCTGTTGGTTTGGCTGAGATTAGCCACACCGGCTTACCAAGTACGCAACTGCAACCAGTCGCACAGATTGACCCTAACAACCCAGAAGCAGTTTACGGGGCAGAGTAATGTCTAAACCCAATTTAGTAAAGGCGAGGCTGGCATAATGCCCTATTACATTAGCGACAAAACAGAGTGCCCAGAGTGGGCAGTGGTCAAAGAAGATGGCTCAGTTGTATCTTGCCAAGACTCTAAGGATTCTGCTATTGCTCAGATGGTTGCACTATCACTTGCCGAGGAACTAGAGCCAGGTGGAGAGCTAACTAGCGAAGAGTTGCAGCCAACAAGAATGCAAGAACTAGCAAATACCTTGATTGCTAGAATTGAACCAAAGGAAACTATGACAGACAATAACAAGTGGCTAATTGTAGCAAGAGCTATTGCCTTAAAAATTGACGGCCCACAGGCTAAAGAGCCAGAGGTAAGAACAAACAGCGTTGAGTTTGAGGTCAGAGCTGAAGGCGATGGCATGAGCTTTACAGGTTATGCCTCTGTGTTCAATAGCCCTTCTGAAGATCTAGGCGGTTTTGTTGAGTATGTTGCCCCCGGTGCATTCAAGCGTTCACTACAATCTCGCAATGAAGTCAAACTACTTTGGAACCATGACACAGGCGAACCACTAGCCAGCCTAAGAGGTGGCACTATGTCGCTAGTTGAGGATGAGGTTGGTCTAAGGGTTACTGCAAAATTACCCAACACATCAAGAGGTAGAGATGTTGCAGAGCTTTTACGCACTAAAGTTATTGACAGCATGAGCTTTGGTTTTAATGTAATCAAAGATTCGTGGTCAAGAGATGGGCAAACTAGAACTTTGGAATCGGTAAGACTATTTGAAACAAGCATTGTTTCATTTCCTGCCTACGGTTCTACAACTGCAACAGTTAGATCAGCTACCTCAATTGATGCAGACCAGCTTGCCAATGCACTGCTAAAACTAGAGTCTGGTGAGGAACTTGATGAGGAAAACGCCAACCTAATCACTGAAGTTGTAAACAAGCTAAAGGCACAACCAGAAATTGAAGAAGTTGTAATTGACAACGGGCTAGAGTTGCTAGATCTAAAGAAAAAGCAATTTGACCTATTACTGAAAAGGATCTAAACATGGCAACCAAAGATGAAATTAAAGCAGCATTATTAAACGCTGTTGGCAACCCACAAACAGGCGTAATAGCAGACATGGCAGAAACTATTGCCAAAGCTGTGTGGGAACTAGACAACAAGAACTCAGCGACTCCGGCCAAAGAGGTTAGGATTATCGAGACAAAAGAAACTCGCTAACAGTTTCTTTTACCCCCAGTTCAGTCCCCTTCCTGAGCTGGGGTTTTTTTCTACCTATAAACTTATTAATATCAGTTGAGTGTTAGCACCGCTGTTTTCTGTTGAGTGTCAGCACCGCAGTCATCCCTTATCAAACTATTTATTAGGAGAATCACATTGTCTGATTTTATTAAGACTCAGATGGATGTCCGCAACAACCTGATTGCACAAGCAAGAGAAGTTCTTGACATTGCATCGGGCGAAGCTCGTGGATTATCCGCTGAAGAAAACACAAAGATTGCCCGTATTGAGGCTGACATTGACCAGGCCGATACAGCTATTACAACCGCTCGCAACATTGCAGATCGCGAAGCTCGTGCATCTGAGGCAGCAGCTTCATTTGCACCGACAGTTTCAACACAAGCAAACAGCGATGCAGACATCCTACGCTCAATTGCTATGGGTGAAATGCGTGGACACGAGTTTGCTCGTGAGGCTCGTTCACTAGTTCCATCCGCCAACACTGTAGGTCAGAGCTTCTACGACCAGGTATTTGCAATTGCACAGCTAGTTGGCCCAATGCTAACCACATCAGAAATCTTCAACACAACCTCTGGTGAGAATCTAGTTATCCCAACAGTTACAGCAACCTCTACATCAGGTTCTGTTGCAGCCGGTGCAACAATCACCGAAAGCAACCCAACCTTTGCATCCATAACACTTGGTGCAGAGAAGTATGGTGCTCTAGTTCAGGTAGCACAGGAACTTGTTTCTGATGCTGGCTTCAACATCACTAGCTACATTGCACAGCAGCTTGGAACCTCACTTGGCCTAAAGGTCAACAGCGTTCTAACTACAAAGCTATCGACTGCTGCTGGTTCTGTTGTTCGTGGAACTGCTGTTAACTTTGCCGCTGAGTATGAGGACTTGATTGACCTTGTTTACGGCATTGCTGATGGTGCAAGAGTTCTACCAGGACTTGGCTTCCAGATGAGCAAGACCGGTATTGCCGCTGCTCGTAAGTTAAAGGATGGATCAGGTGCTTACATCTGGACAGACAACGCAGTGCAGGGACAGCCAGCAACATTGCTTGGCTACCCAGTATTTGAAAACCCAAATGTTGCTGCTGTTGGAACTGCTACTAAGTCAGTATTGTTCGGACACCTACCATCATTCAAGGTTCGTGTTGCAGGTGGGGTTCGTGTTGATCAGTCAACCGATTACGCATTTAACACTGACACTGTAACTTACAGAGGTCTAATGCGAG